ATTGCGAAGTGAAATACTCAAGAACGAAACAGATAATTACTGTATCCGACTCAACGGTACTAGCGATGAGGATTGGTCAGATCTTATTTCATCACTCCCGAACATCCAGTTCTATGATTACACTAAAGTATTTCATAGAGTTGAAAGAAACACTTTGAGTAATTATCACTTGACATACTCAGCATCATTTCTAAATAAAAAGTTAATCAATAAAACTAAGGAGGCCGTTGCAAAAGGATTTAATGTAGCACTACCCTTGAACACTAAAGAGTGTAAGGGTGAGTTTAAGAGACCCACTGAGGCTGTAATAAATAATGAAATCAAGCAGTTAAACGACTTTGATTATACAGACTTAAGGTTTCTTGACAAGGACGGTAGCGTAGGTACATTACTTAGGAAGGGTTCAAAGATTACTGATCGGCTGGCTGAGATGAGCAAGCCAAGTTTTTTTGGGAATCCTTCTACGCTCGCGTTACTGACTTGACAGACCTTGGCGGGGCTGTTAAGGTGGCTCCGTCATCACGACAAAGTAATTTAATTTTCAGGAGTTCAAAATGAACACAGTTACTTCTTTATTTTCAAACAATCGCCACATTGATACCTTGCGTGACGCTGGTTACGGTGAGGCAGACTTTCAAGTATCTTCTACGCCAGTATTATACAAGGCGGAAGGCTTGGGTAACTTTGGAAATATAAATAAACTTGAAGGCAAGAATGTGTATTACCGTGAAGATACCGGCGAAGCGTTGGCGATCCACGGTGAGCGATACAAGCCAGTATCACATACCCGAATGATTGATACCGCTCGTAATGTATTGGAGCGTAGTAATCTAAACCTTCGAGACATCAAGGAAAACATCCAAGTCGGCGACGGTGGTGCAGTTTGTTTTATTAGACATCAACTACCCAACCATGAAATTGTAACTCCTGATGGCGACACTGCGATTCTTGAGATGTTGCATATTAATTCATTTAATTCAGTGTGGCCTTATCAGGCTACTGTCGGTGCCATGCAGAATGCTTGTACTAATCATCAAGTATTCCTTGGGCAGACCGCTGGAATCTACAAGGCTCGACACACTAACAAGCTCAGTGTAGATCATGGCGCTAGTCAAATGAATAAGATAATGGATGTTCTTGACACTCAGAATGAGATCTGGGCTGAGTGGTCTAAAATACCAGTGGGTCGTAAGGAAGCCTTTAGTTATATTGCAGAGGCGACAGGCTCTAAGTTTGCACTTGGTAAACTAAAAGAGGGTGAGGATACTTATTCAATCATGACCATGCCGACAGCATATAATAACTCTTCTTTAGTTTATGCTTGGACTCAATACAATGAGCGATACAAGCGAGCAATGGGTGGAACTTACTGGGCTGTTTACAATGCTTTGACTGATTGGTCAAGCCATCATGTAGGTACTCGAAAGAATAAGATTGATATTCCAGTTGCTCAAGTAAAGAAATCTGAGAAGGTTCAACAGGTAATTACAAGCTTCCCACTAGCGGCATAGGCTCTCCTGACACCCTGAGCATGGTGTAAAACTGCTCACTTAATATAACTCCGGGTAATGGAAGATTGGTATGGATGAACGGATAGGAAATTTATTTGGCTTTGATCGTGAAAGTTTTAATGGGCTTTTGTGTGATTTAGATCAATCTAGTGTGCATACTAGTGTCGTAGGAAACTCATTGTTTGTTTTATATTTTGATGGTGATATGGGGTGTGCTTTATTCTCTAGCGGAAGCGAGGCTTTTGATGAGGATGGTTTGCGATTAGAATTAATTGACTGCTCTTGGTGTGATCTCAAACTTGATGAGATGCTATTCATCCAACAGATTTTCAAGTCTTTTTATAAAGAGGTAGGTAATGTCCACTAAAAAAATTATTGTTGAAGTAGCTATTGAAGTTGAAGATTCTGTTGACTCTGAAGATGTAGTTTGTTGCTGTGACTACTCATTTACAGATTACGACAACAGGATAATTTCTACTGAAATTAGAGGCTATACTGAAGTTTTTCCTAATGGTCAGATTACTGAGGATGTTTAATGAAAACTAGAATACACGTTAATCAACATAACATTAAAGCTAATGCTAAGGGTGCTGAGTTGCCAGTGATTACTGTCAAGGACTACAAACAAAATAGAAAGGCTAATCATGCCGCTGTTGTAGACTCTGAAGGTAAACCATTGGTAAGTGTTTACTACTGTCCTGACAACCCGCTACCGTGTGGCGCTAAGGTTTGGATTGAAACTGAGTTGGAGGTCGTGACCGTTGGATAAAATAGATTTGTTTGTAGATCACTTTGTAATTCATTCTGAGAGTCGAGAGGCTTTTATACTTAATGATAATTTAGATACGTTCAAAAGTAATCTGCGCGAGCTTGTTTCTATTGGGGTTAGAGACACACTGCTGGAGCGTGTAAAGGTTTTAGATAACGAGATAAAACTTACTGAACCTAACCGCCATGTTAGTCCTCAACACGATAGACTTATAGATGCTAGGACTGCCTTGATGAATCTGCATAATGATCTTCTTTGGAATAAGGAAACTGTATGAATATATTTTATATTGACACTTGCCCTGTCAAAGCTGCACAAATGCAGTGCGACAAGCATGTAGTTAAAATGATCTTAGAATCTGCACAGATGCTTTGCGCTGCCCACCATATTGAGGGTGACGGTAACGTGCCTTACAAATTAGCTCATAAGAATCACCCTAGCACTGTCTGGGTACGCTCTAATCGCAAACATTACGATTGGCTTTACAGGCATTTTAAGGGCCTCGCAGAGGAGTATACCGAAAGGTATGGTAAGGTACACCTGTCATGGGAAAAGTGCCATACGCCCCTCCTATTCGCTCCTAGCAGCATACTCGACACTGAGTGGGTAGATCCTCCACAGTGTATGCCTGATGAGTGTAAGCGTGAGACTTCGCTGGAGGGTTACACTGAATATTATTTTAATTACAAACCACAGGTTATTGATATGCGTTTTAGAGGAGTTAAGTATGAGTGATTTATTTTATAAAGCTATCAGAGCACAGGATCACCTTGATGTGATCTACCCTGACAGGTACTGGCCTATTGGAGCATCGTCAGAACCCGTCCCTCATGTTATAGCTATAACAAAAATGTATGCTGGGGGTATGCGTCCCTGTGATATCATTCGTAAGCTTGGTGTGTCCAAAGCTATGGTCACCAGCATCACAAGGCGATCCCGTTTCAACCAAATGTCTAAGCACTCATGCAGAATATAATTGACATGTCCAACCACATTCTTGGGTTCAGCGAGTGTTACTTTGAAACAGGAATTGTAACACCTGTTGTGCGCGAGGATGCCTTGCGTCTGTGTCTCAAGCATGGTGATGATTTCTGTATTAGGTTCGTTGCCATCTATCTTGAGGTGCAGAATCAGGAGTATCAAAAATTCTCTTGACAACCTTTTCTTCTGCGTGTAAAATACTTACAAGTTTTAAAAGGGAGATATAAAAATGAGTTCTACAGATACTAGAATGGAGTTTTGTTCGGATGTAGATGATTGGTGGTGTCAGTTGTTTGCAATGAGGTTAGGTGCTCCGCTGCCTGCTGAAAGAATTAAGTTGAGATTCATTGGTTTCGTTGAGGATCGGTGTACTGAGGTGGGTTCTTGGAAGATACGCGACGAGGATCTAACATACTTATTTTCTGAGTTTCTAGATGAACTAGGAGGCTGGTAATGTTGTTTAATATAACCACTCAAGAGTATCGGGCTTTCACGGCATCACATCTTATTGGATTGTTATATGAAAATAAGTCTGCGTATCACATAACCTACAACATGCACGGGAAAGACCGGCATTGCTTAGAAATAGAGGAGGGTATTGACGGATCGTTAGAAGAGCAAGTCTCTAATTTTTTTGTTGATAATGCATCTTAATGATGTTATTTTATAATGACGCTAACAAAGGAGAAAACCTATGCGTATGATTGATGGTATCCCACAGGTGTTAACTGGCGAAGCCTTTTATCCTCATGTGAAAGTGCCTGTCCCTAACTTCAGCGGTGACCGTAACGGGTATGAGATTAACCTAGCGGTATCTGATGATGTGTACGAACAGTTTGTTGCTGCTGGCTTCAACGTCGGTGTCAAGGCTGCTGGTCGTTCTAAGTATACCGAAGACCCTGTGATTCATTTCTATCAGTGGGAAGTAAATGGTAAGGGTGAGAAGAATCCTGTACCTAAGCTTGTTGATCTTGAGAAGAATGAGATTGATGTGCAGATTGGTAACGGCTCTAAGGTAGCAGTGCAGTGGCGAGCAGCCGTGTACGGGCCTAACAAGCAGTACAAACGTGCCATCCTTGAGAACGTGCAGATCCTAGAGCTAATTGAGTATGGCCAAGGTGCTGCTGAAACTGAACTAGCATTTTAGGGAGTAAGCATGACTGAAGAAAGTCCAAATACCGTGACCTATGAGGACAAGGAATACAATGTCTCTGAGTTGTCTGAGCGTGGTCAGGTTCTTGTGGGCTTTGTACGTTCAGTTCGTGAAGAGGCAGCAGGTTTGAAGTCCCGTCTCGCTGTTCTACAGGCAGCAGAGATAACCTTCTCCAAGGAATTGG